AAGTCTTGAAATTGTTTTAAAGTATAATTATGTTTCAAAAAGAAATATAATCGCGTTGATGTCCATCTACCACAAGAATTAACGTTTTCGGCTTGTTTTTGGAACTTAACATTGTTATATATCCATTTTCCTCCTTTTAATAATACTTTATTCAATAGTATTGTTAGTATATGTTGCCTTTCGTCTAATATTTCTTGCATTTCAGGAGAGATAAATTCAAACTCCGCATCTGGTTTTAACGAATAACTATCGAACCATTCAAAGTATTTATCATTATATTTTAATATTGTAGTCCAATGTCCAGTATTCCTTTGAGTTTCTATTAATATAATTCTATAATCTTTTGGTTCAGTCATAATATCATTCAAATCTTTTACTCTTTCTAAGTCAGAATATTTCATTATTTTATTATTGACTTCAGGACCTAACATTTTTTGAAATTCATTACTAGCAACCATTTTTGATAACTGTCTAGCATATTTTTTATAGTATAAATTATCTTTACTCATATAATATTAATTTATATTTTAAATACTTAAAGCAAATATTTTTATTTGAACACTTGCAGGGATATTTTCATAATCAGTTTATACAAAAGCAATGTATTGTATTTGTGTTGGAATTCCCTCATAAAATGTCCCAAGATTTGCCCAGGCAACGTTAATTTGAGTATCTGATATTTGATTAAAATACCAAGCAGTGACAAAAGGATATAAGGCTCCGCTGCCATCTATAGAAGTAGTATTACAAGCAGGATTAATAAAACACCCAACAATTCCAGAAATAGATTGATCTAGAGTATAAGATCCGTAACTAGTTCCTCCATTAAGAACAACAGGATTAAGATTAGTACCATTTTGTACATCATAAGTACTTGTATAATAGCCAGTCCATGATGCTAACCCCATATAAAGTTTATGTGAATTACCACCAGCACATTGAAAGCCATTAACAAAATTAGGAGTAGCGTTAAAAGTAGATATGTTTGTAGAAGATGAACCAATAGTACATGATGCAGGTATAACAACTGTTTCAGCAGATGTACCAAGCATTATTTGATTATTAGCAGTATTAGTTGCATTATATCCAATAGATGTTGATTCAGTATAATTATTACAGTTTGCATTAGCTCCAATAGCAGTTGTATTTGATGCAGTGGTAGTACCCGAATTTGAATAAGCTCCTAATGCAGTATTATTTTGTCCACTAGTAATAGAACTACAAGCTCCAAAACCAATACCAGTATTATATGATCCTGTAGTTGAGCCTGTTGTACCTTGTAAAGAACTTGCGCCAACAGCAGTGTTAAATCCACCAGTACCATATATTTGACTAAAATGTCCTATTCCTGTATTGTAATATCCAGTTGAATTAGTAGTTAAGGCATAATCTCCCATACCTGTATTGTAACCACCAGAGGTATTATTTGCCATACAGTTATACCCAACTGCTGTGTTATTTGGTCCTGTATTAGATGGTAATGAATTAGATCCATATTGTGTAGATTGAGTAGATGATAAAACTTGAGAAACTAATCCGTCAATGATTAAATTACCAGGTATAACAACTGTTTCCGCTGATGTACCGAGCATTACTTGATTATTTGCAGTAACAGTACTATTGTATCCGATTGCTGTTGAATTTGCGTATTGTGAATCTGAATTAACTCCTACACATGTATTATATGAACCACTTGAAATAGATAGAGCAGAATCAGCTCCTAAGGAAGTATTTCCAGTACCAGTAGTTAAAGTAGTCATTGATCCTGATCCAATTGCAGTATTGTCTTCACCACTTGTACAATTTGCTAAAGCAGAGTTTCCCATCCCGCAATTTTGTGATCCGCTAGTTACATTATTCATGCAAGTTTGGCCAAATGAAGTATTTGCAGTACCTGTTATATCTCCACTTTGATTATTTGCACCATATTGACAAGATGATGAATCAGGAAGAACTTGTGAAACATTCCCATATACTACTAATCCAGATGTAGATGAATTTGAGCCTATATATGCAGTTTCAATAGTAGCTGTTTCAGTTACATCAAGAGTATTTATTGTAGCTGTAACAGTAGTATTAAGAGTATTTATTGTAGCGGTTTCATTGACAGTAAGATAATCAACTGTAATATTTGATGGATTATAAGCCGTTGTTTGCACTGTTCCATCTGAAAAATATATTTCACCTTCACCAACCGTTGTTCCTAGGGCTATTGATTGCCCAAACATAGAAGCTGCACTCATATAATTTTGTTATAATAATATATAAATACAAAATAATTTATATCATATTATATTATATAAATTAAACTAAAATGGCTAATTCTAAAAATGATAATACATTACGAACCTATTATGATATAATTGTATCTAACATAAATTCAAATTCTTTATCAATACCAAACGTTTTATCTTATACAGAGAATAGAAATGGAGATTCCTTCGTAACTCAAGCTGATAATTATTTATTCTCAATAGTTAGATTTTCATTAGAGTCAAATAATCTACCAATATTTTTTGCATATGTACAATCAAATCAATCTGATATAAATTTAAGTGTATATTCTGTATCTATGAAATATAATAATCAAACAGTGCAAACATATATAACATATATACCACAAGATAAAACAGCATCTATACCAAGTTCACCGAGTTCTAATTTAAAAGGCTTACAAACTTATTGCGATTATTATTATGTTTATAACTATGAGTATTTTATATATTTAGTAAACACAGCTTTAAACACATGTTTTAATAGTTTATCTGCTTTAACTACATTACCTACAACAATAGCACCATATTTCAAGTGGAACACCTCTTCAAACACTGCAACGCTAATGACAGATTCAGTAGGATTTAATGATATGAGTTCAGACTATATACAATTATATTTCAATAATTCTTTATTTAATTTATTTGAATCATTACCATCTTATACTATAAATAGTTATTCAAGCCAAGGGTTAATATATCAAATAAGCTGCTCATCATATGGAATGGCTGAGCAAATAACTTCTGGTACAACAACATATTTATCTTGCAATCAAGAATTTACAACGATTTCTTCTTGGAACCCTGTTACAAGTATCATTTTTACAACAACATTATTATCTATAAAATCAGAGAGTTTAGGGGCTCCGTTAATATATTTAGATAATTATTCTTATCAATCTACAAATAATAAAAATATAGCGGGTATTATTTCAGATTTTCAACCGAGTGATAATATATATAAGCCGTATGTTAATTATCAACCCACTGTTATAAGATATATTGAATTAGTTGGATCACAACCGGTTGATAAGATCGATATTAATGTATATTGGAAGAATAGATTCGGAGAGTTGATCCCTTTCAAATTGAATCCATCAAATTCTTTAACAGTCAAGGTTTGTTTTAGCAGAGTATTCACCCAAAATTAAAAAAACTATAAAACATCAAAACTATTTAAAATCTCAAAAAGATGTATAAAAAATATATTTATTAAAACTTAAAATTTTTATTTATAATGTAAATCATTTTAAAATTATTTTATGTATAGTAATTATATATAAAATTTATGACTGATTTTTCCACAATATTAATTGAAGATTCTAGAATTGCAAATATTACAGAAAAAGAGACGTTTGCAGTGATGTCCGGTGCTTCACAATGTACTTATCAAGCTTTTAATGCCACATCTACATCATCAAGTTCAATAGTTTTTAATTGCCAAATACCTAGCGAGAACGTGATTATTGATAGACATCTTTTGATACAGTCAACTGTAACCCTTACAATTACCTTAAATGCAAATAATTATACAGACAATACTATATTAGCTTTTAATTATGGTTTATCTGATTCATTACAAGCTTTTCCTTTAAATTCATTATGTAATTCACAACAATGTTCTATAAATAATACAACTATTTCTCAAAATACTAAAGATATTCTACCAATGGTTCTTAAAATGTATGATAAAAGAAAATTGAATAGATATAACTCGATTTGTCCATCACTACCTGATTCTTATTATGCGTATTATGCAGATGGATTAGGAACTCTTAATAATGTACTGGCTGGATATAACAATCAATCATTAGATGAGGATTTTACACCAAGAGGTGGATTTGCTGTTAATATTTTAAGTGTTTCTCATACATACAATACTGTTACTTATACGAATACAAAAGTTACGAATTCTTCTGGAGTAATAACATCTAGTAATAATACTCAAACTGGTTCTGTTGCAGGGACACCAAATACATATCTTATTATGCCTGCTGGAGAAACAAGTGGGATAGAAAGTAGTGAAGTTGATGGAAATGGTAATACTACAACAACTACTACAGATTTAGAATATACTGAAAATACATTTGTTATAGTCTTACAATTTACAACTACAGAACCATTTATTGCATTATCTCCATGGACAAATACAAATGCAAATAATCAAGCTGGTTTAGTGGGTATTAATAATATTAGTTTTAACTTATCAATTGATTCTATGTGTAAAAGAGTGTTCAGTACCATGAATCCATATATTTCTAATATAGCTCTTGGTGGAACTGTGAGTGGACAAACAATTCAACCATTTATAGATACAAAACTATTATTTAACTTTTTGTCTTTACAACCAGAGAGCTATAGAAAAATAAGTTCAAAAAATTGTGTTCCCTATTTAGATTTTCCTAGATATTTAAGTGTATCATCAACAAGTTCTGCTATTTCATCCTTAGGAACATCAACATTAACATCAAATAACTTACAACTATCACAAATTCCTGATTTAATATTAATTACTGTAAGAAAACCTATGGTTGATCAAACATGGGCTGATTCAAGTTCATTTTTAACAATTAAAAAAATATCAATAACTTTTAATAATGCATCAGGACTTTTATCATCAGCTAATGCACAACAATTATATTTGATGAGTTATAAAAATGGATCTGGTCAATCGTTTTATGAATTTAGTGGTACAGCAAAAAACAATTATACAGGAGCTTATTATGTAGATCAAACTAATAATATTGGATATAATACAATTGATTTAGATAATCTTATAGGTAAAGGGGATTCGGTAGCTACAACTGGTTCAATGCTTGTTATAAATCCTAGTTTAGATCTATCATTACCTGCTTATTTATCAAATAGTTCACTTGGACAATATAACTTTACTTTTAATATAGATGTTTACAACCAATATAAAACTCCAATAACACCAGAAATTTGTGTTATAACAGTTAATAGTGGAATATTTACAACACAACTAGGCTCATCAGTAATTAACACTGGTTTATTAACAAAAGAAGAAGTACTAAAAGCAAAAGAACAACAACCAACAATTGATACAACTGATCATAGAAGATATTTGGGTGGTAGTTTATCAAATTTTGGTATGTCAAATATATTAAAATTAGTGAAAAAAATACCATACTTAAACGATGATAAGGTATCTGATGCAGTTATAAACAATGCAGGTTCTCTTTCTGGTGCAGGTGTATCAGGTGGTAGAATTAAACGTCATTTACGATAAATCAAATAATTATGTTACATAAAATATTAAATTAATTAAAATAAAATATAATATATATATAATATATATATTATTTAATGGAAAATTACAACCAAAATATTGCATACCAGTTAAGAAAAAATGATTTTAAAATGATTAGAAATATTCCTCAAGTTCAAAAATTTAATAATCAAATTGAATCTATTAATAAATTACAAGATCATCGTATTATGCATGGAGGAGCTAAAACCTTAAAATATGTTGAAACAGGTAATAATTCTACTACATATGAACCAGAAACCTTAGCTGTTGGAAGTGGATTAAAAAAAAGAGGTCGTCCTAGAAAAATTCAAGGTGGTAATATATGGAGTGATATAGGAAATGTAGCGAAGACTGTTGCTCCCATTGCGATTCCCCTGATGATGGCTGCAGGTATTCCAAAAAAACAACGTAAACCAAGAAAAACACAAGGTGGATCATTTCTAGGTAATATAGGACATATGACAAAATCTATAGGTTCAACAGTAGGTAAAGAAGTATTATTACCCGTTGCTACAGATGTTGGTAAAGATATGCTCAAGTCTTTTTTAACTTCAGGTTCTGGACTTAAAAAACGTGGAAGACCAAGAAAAGTTCATGGAAGTGGCTTTTTTGATGATGCGTTTAAAGGAATTAAAACAGTAGGTAAACATGTAGCACCAATTGCAAAAGACATTGCAGTTCCATTAGCGACACAAGCTTTAACATCTTATATGAAAGGTTCCGCATTAAAGAAACAACCTACAAGAAGAAACTTAATGATAAGAGAATTAATGTCTAAAAATAATATGTCATTACCACAAGCCTCTTCATATATTAAACAACATGGTTTAGTATAAATAATAATTACCTTTTTAATATAAATAATTATATATTATGATTATATATAATAATATTATGTTTTCAAAACGCAACAGTAATATATTGAAAAACGATCCTAATTCAATGTTTGATATTGGACAAAAATTATCTCATACTTCAATACGAAATATATCTATTGATAATCCTTCTGAAAATCCTAATATGCAATTAGCTTTGAATAAAATAAATGCTTTACCTACAATTGCACCAACAACATTAAATAAATTTGCAATAACGAAATCAAATAATATTCAAAAAAATGTTGATATTGAGGAATTTATATTATCAATTAATGAAGCTGATAAAACTTTACAAACAATATCTATAATTGTTAATAATATTGATAGTCAACAAATACTAACAGGAGGTGCAGAAAATGATGATATAAATTATAGTGATATATTTAAAGACAATAATGAAGAATATAATGATAATAAAAAAGCAATTAAAATTGAAAAACAAGCAGAATTAGAACAATTAGATAATGATTTAAATTCTTTAAAAAGTTATGATGACATTTATCAAAAAGAAGACCCTGATAAAATTATAGAACAAATGCGAATATTTAGGTCAAATTTAAATTATAAAGAAAGAGTAGCCGCAGAAAAATACTTATTA